TAGAGAAAGCTTTAGCCCATATAGTTATTTGAGCTATAATAGGTTTTATTCCATCATATATTAAAGCTCCTAGCTCTATTTTAAGACCCTCTATAGCTGAGTTCATTAAAGTAACTTTAGCTTTAGCAGTAGAACCCATCAACTTAGCCATTCTTTCAAGCTCAGTCGTGTTTGTTTTATATTTATTGGTTAATTCCTTAACCTTATCTCTTTGTTTAGCTAATATAAGTAATTGATTAGCTCCTGTACGACCTACTAATTTCGTAGCGTCATTTAAACTCATCTCTCCTCTAGCTAATCTATCTAAAGTTTCACCAAACGGTATTCCTTCAGCGTTTAGTTTAGAAAAGGCAGTTCTTAGACCTGTACCAGCTTTTGAAGCTTTAATACCATTATCCATAAGAACACCCATCATAGCAGATAGTTCTTCTATATCAACTCCTACAGCGTGAGCAGAAGCTCCAGCGTGACCGAAAGCAGTAGAGAATGTACCAAGTTGAATTGATGAGTTTGCAGCAGCAGAAGCAAGAGTATTAGCTACAGACGAAGCGTCACCTGCTTCTTTACCAAAAGCGTTTATGGATGAAGCTACAACTTCAGCAGCTAGAGATAAATCCTCTCCTGTTGCTAAAGCTAAATCTAATATAGCTTGCTCCATCCCTTGTATTTGGGTAGGGTCGAACCCTTTACGTCCTAATACTAACTGAAGGTCGGAAACTTGTTGTGCTGTAAATTGAGTAGTAGAACCTAATCTCTTAGCTTCGTTTGTAAGCATTTTAAACTCACCTACCGAAGCTGATGTAACGGCATTAACTTTCATCATACTATTCTCAAACTTAGAGAATGTATCGAAAGCTGACTTACCTAAAGCTGTAAGAGGAGCTGTAACACCAAAAGTTAAAAGAGAACCCATACGAGCTGCACCCGAAGCGAATTTAGCTAACGATTTATTCGCTTTACCTAATCCAGTTTCAAGCCCTTTTATATTGGCTGCTACAATTATCGAGATGGTCTTTACTGAACCCATTATTTTTTATTTTTAAGGAGTATTTTTTTATGTCTTGCTACGTCTTTAGCTATTTCTTCAGGCGAAGCAATACGGATTTTCTTTTTAGATTTTTTATTATCCCAAGGGAGGGGTAGTATATCTTCTGCTCTTAATTTCTTTTTAGTGTGAGGCATTAAGGTAGCAACCATAAGTGTTCTAGTTCGTTCCCAATTATCCTTGAGTAATTCTTCTCGAATAGTTATAACACCTTTAAGTTTGTTATTAAAAGAACGAGGAGTTAGCCCATATAATTCATCATAAGCTAACTCCATCTGTCCTAATCCTATTTCTTCAAGTTTATCCCAATTTATGTCACCTTCTTCTGAATCTACTTCCTCGCCCTCAACTACTTTCCCTCACTCTGAGGTTGGTCTAATTGGAAAGCTTCAAAGATTTCACTAATCTTACCGAAATCTTCATCATCGAGCCATTGCTCAACGTCAGCTATTTTATAAGGAAACTTATCTCCAGCCTTTCTTGCTCCGTATTTTAAACCGAAATAAGCGATGATTCCGATGTGGTCTATTTCTGTACCTAATTGATTTAGTTCGTTTAACTTTAAACCTAACTTGTTACAAATTGCTTGTAAACAAAAATAACTAAATCTAATTGGTCTTTCTTGACCACCTATTTCTACTTTTTTCATAATCTTTCTACCTTTTTTATATTGTTACTATTAAGCTATTACTTGAGTTAATTCTGCTGTTCCTGTAAGAGATAAAGAGAATGTAGCGTTTTCTTCTACTCCTGCGTCTGCTGAAATACTTGTTACAAAAGCTTGACCTGTATAAGTATCTCCTGCTGCACCTACAGTAAATATAACCTCTACAGAAGCTCCAGTACCTGCCGTTAGTACAGTAAAGCAATCACCCATTGATGCGTCTGTTGCTGAGATATCAACGAAAGCGTCACCACTCATTTCCCAAGACATTAGACCAGCTAAACTTTCAGACCAACCTAAAGAGCCTTTAGTTGTTGAATCTCTTAAATCTCTACTGATAGAGAAAGATGCACTTGTAGCGTGAGCCATTAGGTCTCCAGCTACCGATAGTGTTACTGCTGTTGCGTTTTGAATTGCCATTTTATGTTAGTTTTTAATTATTAAACAGTTGAAAATTACGTTCTTGTAGAATTTTTCAGCGTTCTTAAAGTATTCGTCATCTAATGTTTCGAATCTAAATTTAGCTGTGTACCCTACACCATCTTCGGTATAAGTTACGGTAATCATATCTAAAGCTTCTACAGTTGCTTTAGCTTGATTATAAGTCGTTAAGTAGCTATCTGCAAAACAAGCGATACGAATTGATACATCGCACGAGTTTAATGAGCTACCTTTGCTGAGAAAATTACTAACATTCATTATTTCGAATGTAGTTGATGGATATGTTACACCTTGTGGTATAATAACAGGAAAAACCTTATTACTACCATTAGCAGTTGTAAAGTTTGTTGAAGCGTTTAACTTCGTTATAATCTCTTTTCCTATCGCTTGAAACATATCCCCTTATTTAAATCCAGCTTGTTTAATCAATTTATCTAGCATTCTACCTATATCTCTTTCGGCTGTAGTTGCTATCTGTGAGCCTTTTTGCTCTACTACTTCTTTTGGGAAATCGTGCATAGGACTTATCCTACCTACTGATTTACCACTTGAGTGAAACCTCTCTTTAGTTCCTTTTATTAACATCGCTGGTAAGTTCAAACTCTTCTTACCTTTAACCCAAGTCGGATTAAGTCGCTTTAATATAGTACCTACATAGATACTTGGAAACCTAGACCTCTTAGCTGTTTTTAAACCAATAGAATCTGCTATTGATTTACCACTTATTTTAGTCTTAGAATTAGCATCATATCTAACTCCTGGTGTTTTAGTCTTAGTTCTGTATTTGTACTTACCCTTTAAAGCCTTTTTAGCTACCTGAGCTGCTGGTCTTAACGCTTTGTTTACAAGCGACCTAGACTCTTTAGCTGTGTTACCAAGTTTCTTTAAAGCACGTCTAACCCCTTTTACACCTTCAATCGTTATTCTATTAGGATTGGATTTAGCCATATTAAGTTAAATTGGTGATTCAGTTGGTAAGTCTTGTTTTACAAATATCTCAATGAACTCTTTTCTAGGGTCAATTACATAACCCAATATATCGTAAGACTCTCCTGAACTTACTTCTTCTAAAATCCAATTCGATTTAATTACTTTAGTTTCCGAAGAATACCTTATTGTATAAACGAATCGGGAATATGATTGTAACTCTTTACCCTCAAACTTCTCCTTAACGTCTCTAAGCGACTTTACGTTCTTATTAGCCCAAATTGTAGTATGGGTTGTGTAAGTCGATGAAATCCCTCCAAATGCGTCTTGAGTAGCGTTTAAAGACTTTAACTTAATCCTCTGATTAAATTCACCAGCGAATATCTTACTTATGAACGCTGCCATCTAGTGATAACATTTATAAGGTTGTAGTAATATCTCAGAAGCCATAGGGAATCTTCGTTTTCTATCCTCTCTGAAATAGTACATATCAGATACAATTAACTTAATAGCTTGTTTAATAGCTTCAGGTACATCTGTATCTACATCACCAAATCCTGTTTTAAACTCGTACCAAAATACATTAGCTGAGTTGTCCTTTAATGTGGGACTACTAAAATCGGAAGTAGTATAAACTATAGATGGGTTAGAATAAGCGTCTATATAAGCATCTGATGACTCTTGTTCTAATCCTGCTGAATCAATCCAATGTATAGGGTTATTTTCACCTTCAGTCTTTAAAACACAATCAGGGTAAATTAAAGAAGCTACACTCGTTACGTTGTTAAAGTATAACTTGTATTCGTGTGTAATGAAGTGACGACCACAATAATGTTCTGCCATTTCTGTTGCTGCGTCTATATATACACCTAATAAATCATTCTCATCCGAAGTGTCAATCCTAAGGTGAGCTTTAATATCATCAACCGAAACTACTTTAGTAGCTGGGTTGTCGATTAAAACTAAATCGCCTTGTATGTTTGTGTTCGGGTTGAGATACATATAGTTGTGTTGAAAAGGTAATAATAGGGAAGGTTCGTTTATTGAACCCTCCCATATATTAAGTAATTATTACGCTGTTAAAGAAGTTGCTTTAACGAAAGCACCTGGTTGAGATACACCCCAGTCAATGTACTGGTTTACAATTAATCTAACCTCGCCGTTTATAGCTTTACTGTAAGGGTCAATCGTAATATCTAAACCACCGAACATCCCAATAAACAATTTAGAGAAATCTCCGAATAAGAAGTCAGCTGAAACACCAGCATCTTTAGTAACTCCGTTTGAGTAGAATGTTGGATAACCATTAACTAAGTTACCTTGAACTCCAGCAGTTACGGCAGCAACTTGAGCAGAACGCTTCAAGTCTTTCATCAATACAGGGTTAGCTACATAAGCTAAGTTACCAGCAAGACCTTCACCTACAGCTAAAGCAGATTCAGCAGACATAAAATCATCGTAAATAGATGCATCAGCAGCGTAAGTTGAAGCTTCAGTAATTGTAAGTACACTTGCAGTTGCAGCAATCGCACCAGGAGCACCTGATACATCAGCAGCAGCGAACATTGCAGCATCAATCTTTGCACCAGCAGCACGACCTAAATCAGCTACGATAGCTTGTTGAGCTCCCATTCCGTTTTGCAATAAAAGTTGCTTAGAAATATCAACGTAAGAAGACAATCTCAATGGAGTTAAGTCTAATTTACCGAAATTAACTCCACCATCAGCAGCAGCATCAATTTCACCTTCCCAACCCACAGATTGTTTTCCTGTAATTGGTAAACGAGTATTAGCAGAAAGTCCTGTAAGGATGTTTGCACCTACTCTATTGAATACAGAAGCTTCTCTTAAAGCGTCTTGATAACCCATTACTACAGTTGGAGCGATAGCTGAAGTACCTTGTGTTACATCAGCACGTGATTCTAATAAACGAGAAGGTACACCTAATCCGTTAATAGTACGTCCAGCAGCACGAGCTTCTTCACAAGCTTCATCGTGTAGCTCTTTTTCAAGACCTGTTAAGTTTCCATTCATAAAACCTGATAAGGCTTTAAATAACGAATAACCTCTTAC